ATTGACCAAGAGGATGAGACTGATGTTACTAAGGGTGCAGCACCTCAACTTGTGTTTCGGACACAAAATGCAGAATTTGGTGTAGTTCCTATGCCTGACAAAGCATATCAAGTGGATTTTGAATACTTCATGGACCCCGTTGACTTAATTCTCAATACAGATGTTCCTACAATTCCAGAACGGTTTCGCCACGTTATTATTGATGGTGCCATGTACTACGCCTACATGTTTCGTGACAACATAGAGATGGCTTCAGTGTCACAGCGCAAATTTGACGAAGGTATCAAGCAGATGAGAACTGTAACTGTCAACGAAAACGTTTACATGAGAGCATCGTAGAGTATGCCGGACCGTTGGCAAACATACGCCATCGAATTTAAGGGTGGCCTGATTACGAACCTGTCTCCGTTGCAGCATGGTGTCAATGCTCCGGGGTCTGCTCGTATCCTGCGTAACTACGAGCCTTCTGTTCAGGGTGGTTATCGGACAGTTTTAGGGTACTCCAAGTACGACAGCAATTTGGTTCCCCCATTTGGTACACCGCTGGTTCATGCAGGGTCGCAGTCAGGAACAACTCTTGTAATCGGAAACCTGTACACCACACCCGTTGCAGGGGATACCTTTACTATAGCGGGGGTAACCGGAACGTACACTATTGCTGGAAGTGGCGTTAGTTTTAGTTCTACGAACAAACGAGCCACTCTAACTTTAACGTCTTCTCTTGCAAGTAGTCCCGCCGACCAAGCTGCAGTAACCTTCACATCTGGTGCGGGTATTATGCAGGGAGTTCATACCTTTGAAAGCGCAGTGATTGCAGCACGAGGGGATGACCTGTTTAAATCAACAGGGTCTGGCTGGTCAAAGATAAACACGCCCAGCTATGGAACAGTGCTAGTAAATGCAGGTTCACAGACCGGAACGAGCTTAGACGTTGATGGCATAACCGGAACACCCCAAGCAGGTGATACATTTACTATCGCAGGTGTAGACTTAATATATACTTTGACAGCCACCCCATCAATAACCAGCGGTGGCGCAACTTTCGCTATCAATCCCGCCCTGAACAGCAGCCCTGCAGACAATGCTGTAATTACATTCCGTAGCGTAGACCGTTCAGGGATGGCTCGACATAGGTTCGTAAACTTTAATTACAGCGGCACCGACTTTATGGCAGGGGTAGATGGAACTAACGTACCCTTTATCTACGATGGAAACACTTTTACAGCCCTAGACGGTATTCCTACAGAGGGTGTTGGAGCCAGCCACGTTGCAGACTTCAAGAACCAACTGTTTTTTGCAAAGGGTTCAAACCTTTTATTTACGGCACCCTACACTTCTACTGATTTTTCTGCAGCCAATGGTGCGGGAACATTAAATGTAGGCAGTGCAATTACAGGGTTGATTATTTTTAGAGAACAGCTTATAATATTTAGTGAGAGGTCTATCAAGCGATTAGTTGGAAACACCATTGCAGACTTTCAACTACAGCCCATCACTCTTGATACAGGCTGTACAGAAACAGATACAATTCAAGAGATTGGTGGGGATATCCTTTACTTAGGACCAGACGGGATTAGAAGCCTGTCTGCAACTGAAAAGATTGGGGACTTTAATTTAGCAGTTGCATCTAAAGTCATACAGGATAATGTAACAGACTTTGTAACCGCTCACACCTCTTTTAGCAGCATAATTATCAGACCAAAAAGCCAGTATAGACTTTTAGGATACAACGCTAATTTCACTGAATCTGCATCACGAGGTATTATAGGGTCACAAGTAGAACAGGGAATTAGTTGGGCAGAACTCCGGGGGTTCAAGGCTCATGTTGCCAGTAGCAACTTGTACGAGGGGGCAGAAACCATCGTATTTGCAAACGACAACGGGTACGTCTACAAGATGGAGTCTGGGAACAGCTTGGATGGGGCTGAAATATTTTCTACCTTTTCAACACCCTTCATACCCATAAATGACCCCCGTGTTCGCAAAACCATATATAAGTTGTTTTTGTACGCAGACCCAGACGGTAGCCTAGTTAGCGATGTAAACTTACTGTTTGATTTTAATGAGTCAGGTACAATCCAACCTGCTTCGATTACCTTCAACAACACATCAGGGTCAGGTGTTCCAGCATTCTACGGAACCGCCATTTACGCAACAAACACCTACGGCGGCACAGTACAGAAATTATTTGAAAGCCAGACAGTAGGTTCTGGGTATGTTGTTTCGGTGCAGTTTCGCACAAACTCGACAAACGCACCACACTCACTAGACGCAGTTACGCTCGAATACGGCACTTACGGGCGGCGATAAAGGAAGGATATAAAGATGGGTCAGGGCTATACAAGGAATGACACCTCTAACAACATAGCAGACGGAAACGTTATCAACGCCTCTGATTTGGACGGCGAGTTTAACGCGGTAGATGCTGCTTTTAATGAATCTTCGGGACACACTCACGACGGCACGGCTGACGAGGGTGCGCCTGTTACTGTCTTGGGTCCGGTGCAAGACTTTGTTGCAAGTGCCACAGAGATTAAACCGAAAACCAGCAACACCCTAGACATTGGCACGGCCTCTCTGCAGTTCAAAAATATGTATCTCGACGGTATTGCCTACATAGATGGCTTGGGCGAGGACATCCTAGTTGCAACAGATAAGAAGGTGCAGTTCCGCGACACTGCTCTGTTTATAAATTCTAGCGCGGATGGTCAACTCGATATTGCTGCGGATACAGAAGTAGAAATAACAACTGCCCTAGTGGAAATATCCGCTGATGCAACTGTTGGGGATGACCTAACACTAAAGTCTGATGCTGCTGTTCTTGGATTTGGGGCAGACACAGATGTAACTCTGACTCACGTTGCAGATACAGGCTTGTTAGTCAACGCTGCAATGGTAGTTCAATTCCGCGACTCAGCGATTAACATTGGTTCACCTGCTGATGGTGACTTGGATATCAATGCTGACGATGAGATTGAGTTAAACTCAACCCTGATTGATATTAATGGTAATGTAGAGATTAGCGGAACCCTTTCGCAAACAGGCATTGCCACCTTTACTGACGATATAATTATCGGTGATGGTAAGACTATTGGCTCTGCTTCAGCCGTTGATGCTATGACAATTTCATCCGGGGGTATCGTAACATTCAAGGATGACATACTTATAAAAGATGGTGGAACTATCGGTGTAGCTTCAGATGCAGATGCGATTACGATTGCTTCTAATGGACAGCTTACCCTTACACAGCAGTTAAATGGTGCAGCAGGAACATTTACAACAGGAACATTTAGTGGTATTCTAAAAACTGATGATGCGACTGAGGCAACAAGCACAACGGATGGTTCACTTCAAACTGACGGTGGTTTGTCTGTTGTTAAAGACGCTGTATTCGGTGATGATATTAAATTGTTGTCAGATAGTGCAGTAATTCATTTTGGTGCAGATAGTGATATTACATTAACCCATGCGGCTGATACTTCTCTTGCTACAAATGGAGTAATGATTGCAACAACCTTTGAACCTACTGGTGACACAGCAGCCGGTGACAATGCAGCCATTGGGTATACCGCTGCTGAAGGTCTGATTCTGACAGGGCAAGGTTCTACATCAGACATCACGTTGAAGAACGATGCTGATGCTACAGTGTTCACTGTGCCTACTGGTACGGATGATATCCTGTTCCCAGACAATGCCAAAGCTATGTTCGGTGCTGGCTCTGACTTGCAGATTTATCACTCTGGGGGAGCCTCCCATATTGATGATGCTGGAACTGGTGATTTTAAGATATCAACAGATGGGGCTGGGATATATCTTAATAAAGGTGGTTCAGAAAATATGGCATCGTTTCTGACTGATGGTGCAGTAACTCTTTTCTACGACAACGCGGCTAAACTCGCCACCACCAGCACAGGCGTGGATATCACTGGCACTGTGACGGCTGATGGTGTTGAAAGCACTTGTGTGGCTGGCAATGCAAATCAAGCATTATTAGCATACCAACCAACCAGCACATCAGCCAGAACAATTGCTAAAAT